TTATTAGTTTGGTCCATTGTTCTTTGTTGATTATTTTACCATCTAAAACGGAAAATACAAATGAAGAATTTTCCTTAAAGTTTCTTTTGATCATTATTGCTTGGTCTTTTCTTGTTTCCACTTTTCTAATATCATGCACTACTTCTAGGATATGGTCAATATATTTTTTTGCACTTTCTCCTGCTTCACAAATTTTTTCTAAATCTTCTTTTAATTGAACCGCAATATCATAATCAAATTCAGTTTCAATTATTTTGTAAAAATCTTCACAAGAAGGCATTTCTTTTTCGATATAAAATTCTATTAAATTCTTTACATTGCTTAGAGTAGACTTAATGCGATGCAACAGAAGATAACGATCTGACTTAGTTTTCTTTAGAATCTGTCCTTTATTTCCATAGATTACAATTCCTTCTCCTTTCTTCCATTGATTAACTGATTCAATCATTGAAGAAATTGAATTAAATTTGTATCGAATAGGTCTTTCTACTTTCCAATCGGTAGAAAATATATCTAAATCGTTTTGTAATACATAAGAATAATCATCATGTTTTATTACACCAGTAAGCCAAAGAGTTGGTTCTTCTGCTTCTCTCTCAACGATAATATTTCTCGGAGAATACCATTCACAAACAATCGAATATTGTTCAGTTTTAAGATAATCATTATTAAAAACTAAAGGATATTTTCGTTTCAAAAAAGGAATTTCGTCTCCATTATCTAAGGTAGTTGCATCGCTAGTTCCTCTTGTTCTAACAATTAACTCTCCTTTAAATTTTGAAATAATCAGAGTTGATCCATCTAGCTTGTGAATAAACTCAATATCGGAATCAATATCAATCGGTTCAAATTCTAGTTGCTCACCAAGATTTGTAAATTTTTTCCAAGACGCGCTAACAAGTTCTCCACCTTTAGTCCAAATAGAGGAACGGAATATTTTATTATCATCGTTCCATTTAATATCATGTTTAATAGGAAATATTAGCTTGCAATCGGTTTTTGCAATAATACAATCTCTGATGGAAAATTCTTCTGTTGATGGAAAATCAAATATTCTCATTTTTTTTTAAGAACTTTAAACCTTTACAATTTTTTCTATAATTTCTCCAATTTTTTCTATATTTTATAATCCAATCAATTAAAGCTGTACTATAACCGATATCATATCCCTTTTTCTCACTCTCCAACCATTTATGTTTCAATACTTCTTCCCTCTCTTCCAAAAAATCTTTATAAATTAAAGAATTTATGTAAAAATCTTGGGTGGCGGATAAAGCATTCATTATAATATTTGTTATTTTAAAAACTCTGCGAAAATAACATCTCGGTCTTCTGATCTTGCTTTTACTGCTTGTTGAGCAATTTGTAGAGGATTATCTTTAAATGCACGACCCCTATAACTACCCCAAAAATCATATGTCCATAATTGATTTTTTCCTTTAGGATACATATAGGCAACTATTGCATGGCCATTGGTTTTCTTGGTTTTTGCATCAATCCAGTGATATACAACTACTTCAGACCAAACATTGTATTTTTGCAAGCCTTCTCTGAATGCAATTGCGGTAGGAAGACAGGCATTTCTTTTGGTTTCCATCCAAGATTCTGGGTTGGAAAGAGTTGCACAAGATACTAAAAAACAACTTATTAAGACCAATAAAATATTTTTCATATAACTATTTATTCAAAATCCGCCCAAATTTCATTAATATCTAAAAGTCGGTGTATACATCCATTTACTCTTTCAGTCCAAGAACTATGAAAATGTCCATATAAATGCAATCTTGGTTTACATAGTTTACAAATTTCATCCATAATAGCTCTTTCGTCTGTTAGATCTTCTATTAAGAATGCATCCTCTCTTGCCCATCCATAGACCATTTCATTAAACTGTTGCGGAAAACACCAAGAAGGGGCAGTGTGAGTCACTAGGATATCTACCTCTTGGCATTTATCCCTCTCGAAATTAAGAACCTCTCCTTCCCAATAAGAAATTCCTTCACTTCTTGCTGTTCTATCAATGGAAGTAGCACCCCCAATAAATTGAATTTTTTTATCACCATATTCGGCTATCGTATAATCTTCAATTAGTTCAAAATTACTTAAAGAAACTCTATCTTCACCTCGAAAATAAGATGGGTCTGAATGATTTCCGCGTATACTCAAATATTCTATATTATATTTCTTAAAACGATTATTTAAAAGTTCAAACTGTCTTAGTTGTTTTTCTTTTGAAATAAATCCCTCTCCTCCATCTCCAACACAAAAAATATAACAATTATCTATTTTTTTATATATTATAATATCAAAAACAAAGTTCCAATCTCCGTGATGATCGCCTAGAAACAATAAAGGTTTGTTTTTGTTTAATGTTTTCATATTACCATCCATTTTCATTGTTCTCCTCTTCAAATTTTTTTTCTTCTTCTATCTTTTCTATCAATATATTTTTTAAACCAACAAGAGCTTCATCATAAGAATCAAATTTCTCTACAATGTCTCCAAGAATATATCCCCAATGTTGTACGCTATAAGTTGGAGGTTGTCCATAACTCCATTTGGTTTCGATGTACCAATGACAATCTCTATCTTTATGATGCGAATGTCCGATTAATGTATACCATTCGTCGGACAACTTTGTAATCTCTTCAATAATCATTTTAATTTAAAAATAAGTTCCAATCTTCTATTTCTTCTTTATTTCTAATATAGAAAGAAACTGGCATTAGTTTAGGTGCGGATGGTTTTTTAAGCAACTTTAATCCTGCTTGTTCTGGTGTTCTATCGGCTTTTATTGCATTTATTTCCTTATGAGCAATCACACAATTTTCCCAAGATGTTTTTCCTCCTTGCGATTTAGGAATTATATGATCTATATTACCATTAGTCTTATTAACCTTTTTACCTGTATATTGACATGTAAAATTATCTCTTTCCCATAAACTTTTTTGAGTAAATTTTATGGTTTGTCTTGGAATTTTATCGTAATAATTTAAAACTATGATACTAGGAATTTTTATATAACCTCTAACGGTTTTAATTTTACGATCCTTTTCACTTGGATTTACATTAACCCAATCGTTCCAATCCAAAGGAACTACCTTGTCTTCTTCTATTAAAATTGCCTTTGCATTATCAGAAAACATCAAAGCAAATGAATGTTTTGGTGTAGTTGTGTTAATAGGAATCCAATATTTATTTAAAATTAAAACTGAATGTTTGATTATAGAACTTTTCATCACTCTTCCGTTTTGTATGGTTGTTCTATAATAACATAATAAGTTCCTGCGATTGGTTCTATTCTTGTTTTACTTCCTTTTGGTAGAGGATTCTTCTTAAAAGATTTATCTGAAATTTCCCATGCCTTTGTAAAATCTTTATCTTTTATTGCTTTATCCATAGCTTCTTGATATCTTTGAGGAATTCTAAAATGTTTTTCGGGTTTCCAGTATTTCATCTCTGAAAGCATACCGAGTGGATTAATAATTTTAGGAACAGGTACTTCAGAATATTGCATTGCACCGTTTCCAGAAACGTCCATAATGGTCCTATAACCATCATTATGTTGATAGTGCAAATACTGATCAATCACCTTTTTAATTTCCCATGCAACAGTACCATCTTTCATTTGATCACATCCAACACCATAATACGAATTTGGTCTTGTGCAAATTTCCTCTTCTCTAAATGCCAGTGTTTTAACTACGCTTTCGATTACATGAACGTCTGTGTAATTGAGACAATTTTTATCAATAAAGGCAGTAGACATGGCCATTGCAATTTGACCAGATCGAAGACGGTTATATACTTCCAATGCGGTTACAATGGTTGGTAGATGTTTTTCATCAAACTCTATTGATACTTTTTTAGAAGGTGTGATTTTCTTTTTCATTTTTAATCTTTTGTAGAATGCGTTGAATTAAACCCACCATATCTTGAATATTTTTCATCTACTTCACCAGATTCAAACCAAACATCTACACATTTTTGTGCGGAATTATCGAATTTTTTCATTTCCACATCAAAACCAAGTTTTTCCAATTCCAATGCACAATCAGAATCTAAATCCCAAGGAGGACCATCATAAAGATTAAATTCGGAAATATATTTTAGAAACTCTTCTTCACTGTTTCCTGTATATGGATTCTCTTCCAAGTTTTTGAAGTCATCTTCGTCTAGTTCTACTGCATCGCTTGCCAAGTATAGTGTTACGTTTTCTCTTTTACGGATTGTGTATTTCATAATTCTTATATTATTAAATAATTTTTATAAAATGTCAACAGTTATTTGTAATAAAAATCTTGCTCAAAATCTTCATCTAAATCTACTCTATCCTTTAACCATGCTTTCAATGCCCAATGGTAATATGTGTAGTTTGGATCTCCTTCGTAATGAAAGAAAGCATGACCAAGATCATACTGAATCTGCATTAAAACTTTATTTTTAATTCCTTTTTTTACTCTACTTTCCAAAATCCAAGAATCCAAGAATACCTTACAATCCATACCAAAGTCCCATTCAAAATATGCTAGATAATTATGACGATCTACATGATATAGATCAATATAAATTGGTTCTTTAAAAGTAATTAAACCAAGTTCATATATAGATTCTGGTAATTTAATTTTCATATGATTCTAAAAATATTGGTGTGTTTTCCCCTACGTATGCACCTTCAACATTAAAGGAAAAATACTCTTCTGCCTCTTCTTCATCCATTCCTTCCTTTATTAGAGATTCGATGCATTTTAATTTATTATAAACAGCCATCGGTTTACCAAATTGTCTACCAATACCAACAAATGCATCTTCAAATCCATCTGCTAATAAAACAGTTTCGTCATCATGTAAACAATTTTCTAAAATTTCTTGTATGTTTTTCATTTTAATAAAGTTTCTAATATTTTATATGTTCCGTATATGGTAGAATATATGGATGCTATTATTATAATACCACAACATGAAATGTCAAACCAATTTTTTTTCATCTGTATATAATATAGTATCTAAAATATTAAATT